CCGAGTTTGACTGCATTAGCGAAAGCGAAGTTACGGATCGCTTCGATGCGTGCCACTGCCTTCCGTTGTGACGCAGTCTTAGGATTAAGTAGAACCTTAACTGTCGGTGCGTGGAGGTATTCGTGCAGGAGTACGTCCACTAAACCACGACCGTTGTGTTCATTTAGGTTGACTAGAACCGAGTTGCTTGTCCGGTCGTATAGACCAGCGAAGCCCAAGTCCAGCTCGACGATGGCGAAGTTGATGTTCCGGACAAAGTCTGGCGCAGTCAGTAGCAGTTCGGCAATCAGTTGCTGCCTTGGCGTACCGGTCTCCGTGATCCTGCGAAGGGCTCCGAGAACAGAGTTGGGGTCACCGGATACCAGACCGAGCTGGCTAACAACGCGCAGGTTCTCCGCCCTCGCTTCGTCGCGGAGGGACGGGTCGATCTGCGACAACGAGAAGTTGTAGTCCGGATCGGAGACATTACGCGGCCTGCCTTGCACCTTGATCTTGCCGCCGACCTCTCTGGTTGGGAGGTCAACGCCGTCAGGTTTTGTCTCAGGAGCGCCTGCTATCTGTCCAGCCGCTTCGGAGAACGATTCCGGTGTGGATTGCTCGCGTTCTTCTGGTGAGAAGTTCTCCTCGCTAAATGGTGCGACTGGTGCATTACGTGGGCGACCAACCTTACGAACATTTGGGTCTGTAATCTGACCCTCGGCATATTCCACTCGGTTCTTTTTAACGACCTCAACCGGATCGGTGTAATTAGTGAGGAGACTGGACCTCGGTATGTTGACACCGGCTTTGGTTAGTGCTTTGTCCAGTGCCTCCGTTCTTTCTCGCACAAAAGCATCAAAATTCTTACGGGCCGTCTCACTCTCCTGAATCCTAGCAATTAGATCTGCCATTTCTTTATTCACGGTCCGGCTACCCTTTAGTATGATGGGGGACTTAGTAATGATCTCGACGTATTGCTTCCACTCTTTGAGCCCTAAGAGGCGCTCCATCCGTCGGCGCTCTTCTTTGACACGGGCTCTGGCAGCATCAGAAAGTTGAGACAAAGAATCGCGGCTCTCCGCTATCTGTTTGTACGCTTCGTCAACTCTTCCAATTAGGATGTTAATTAGATCGGTGTTTCTGGGTCTGGTCACGTTCCGTGAGCCAAAACTATCAATGCCGATCAGTTCTATTACGGCCTTAGCCTTCCCAAGTTGTTTCTGTTTGGTGGCAATCGAAGCGTCCAAGTCAGCGAGGGTCTCGTCGCCTTTGTCGTTGAGTTCAACATAAGTCTGGTCTAGGTTCTTTAGTTCCGCTCTGAGTGCTCCTCTTTTCTTCTTATCTCTTGTAGTTATTAAGAGGGGCTTCGTTCTTCCGGTAGGTATGCCCGCCTCGTCGTATTGGACGACACCTTCTCTGATCGCCTCAATCCTTGCATAAATACCACCCTTCCTATCCACAAGAGCTTGAGTCAGGGTGCGTGTATCTTGCAGCTTCGCAATTTCCGTTTCGATATCGCTAATGCTTTTGGCTTGGAACGCAGCAATACTTTCGACTGTAGCTCCGGCGCTACCCATTTCGATACCTTCGGCGATCTGCCTCTTGGTTTTGAGTTGGGCAGGCCCCATATCTTCGGAGTCTGTCTGCCCAATGAGCGCCCGCAGCAAACGGAACGAATCAAAAAGATCCAAACGGGCTTCTTCGATTGTGTTGAGGGCGACCCTTCGCTCGCTGCCGAGCTTTAACAAATACGGCAGAGCCGCCTGAGATGCCGCTAAGTAGTCTCTGGAGTAATTGATTACCTCGTCGTCTGTTGCTTCCTCTTGGCGCATCGCTTTACCAGCTGCGATAGCTTCTTCGGGCGTAGCATCCATTGTCGCTGCGGATCTTACAACTACCCGTTCAGCGGGGGCTCTTAGTGGTACGCTTTTTGTTCTCCCTTCTTTAGTTTCTACGGTTGTAGGGGGTAACCAATTAAGAGCAATCAGGAGCCCAGCGGCTTTTCTACCTAAGCTACCAACTAAACCACCGAAATAGCCGTCGGGGTCAGATCCTGACAATTCGGCCATCACTACGCGAGCATATCCTTTATTTGTGTGGAGGATGTAGTCGCTGTTCAGCTTGGCGGCTAACGCTTGAACAAGAGTAGCATCCGGTAGTTCGTCTACTTGTGACTGCGGATACCCAATCGCTATCGCGAGGTCTCTGAAGACTTGGACTAATCTACCAGATGTATCCTGTTTAATAGTGCGGTATAACTCGTCAGCCAACAAAGCCGGACGATTCATGAAGGTAAGCTCGGACGCGCCTAACGCGCTGGTGTTCTCTGTCACTAGCATGTCAAGGGGATCTAGACCACCTCCGAGTTCCTGATTTCGCCTATCTATCTCATCTTGCAGCTTTTGAAATATGTCTGTGGCTTCAGGTCCGATAATTTCCTCTGTGGTATTCCTATTGTCCTTGCCCCTATCCACAAAATAGTCCAGAGACGAGAGTCCAGTGTTCGGATCTGTTTGTTCTGCTCTCGCATTCTTATTCGCAACCATGTTGTATATGCTGCCCTTCCTCCCAGAACCACTAACGGGGCGATTTAAATAAGTGTTGGGGTCTGGTATTGCGTCGAACTTACCCCCCAAACGAGTGGCGTTGACAAAAAGAAATCTGGCATACTCGATGATAATCGAATTAGGGTCACTGCCCTTAATCGTTTTGTTAACGCTTTGAATATCCTTAGCTATCGACTCGACATCCCCATCTACCATATCCGTTACAAACTTAACGAGATTAGTTTTGTTGAGGTTATCAAAAATAAGTTGGTCTCTAACGTCTTCTGAAAGATCAGAGAACTTCATTTTGTTATTTGAGTCGCCAAGCAATCTAGCCACCAGCTCTTTATCGCCCTCGTTTCTAAACTTAAGTTTAAGGGACTTGGTGACTTGTTTCGTTACGTATTGAGCTAGTCGATACTCGTTTAGATCCGCAGCGAACCCTAATTTAAGCTCCGATATGGTGTTGTCGATATACTGATCCGTCTTAGGTATTCTCTCTGGGAATGTCTGTTTCCCCCTAAGAAGCCCCTCCGCGATAGTCTCCAAAGAACGTAGTGCGCCAGTATAAGCAGCTCCCGCCACACCTCCGACCTCAGAGAGATACAGCATTTTATATACAAACAGATCAACACGCTTATTCAGGAATGTAGACCTACCTTCGAGTATCTGCTCCCCATCCTCGGTGATTCTCGAATTTAACTCGCTATTGAAACTCCCTACGGTGAATGGCTCTGGGTTGCGGGGCTTATAATACCCTTCAATGACACGTCCATCCCGTGTGTACTGTGACGGGTTAAATGAACTCCGGTCATACGTGTCCGGAATAATCACGCGATAGCCTTCCGCGATCTGTGCCTTTGTGATTTTAGGGTTGTTTGTGAATACACCAAAACCATTATCATCTATTGGGAAATAGATACTCCTGTCCGTTTTACTATTAAGAACTTCATACTTCTTACCGTCAATCTCGTAATACCTTTCGGTCTTTAGTTTTACCTTAATGCTCGCAGCCTCTTCTTTTAAAACGTCGAGTTGTCTACGGAAGTCTTTGGGTACGACTCCGGTTGTAAATGCCTTACGTGCGATTTGTTGCTCCATCCTTTGGATCTCTACTTCCATAGAGTCAAGCGTAGCTCTCGTATCGCCAACACTACCGATAGCGCCCATAGTCTTAGACCTGCCTGTAATAGTAGTCAGAACACCGAGTTGCGGATACTTAGACAGCACTCTTTCAGCGAGGAGTTCGTGCTTGTTCTTAATGTAGGGATTAGTGTCAGCCACCTCTTGGCCCTCTACCTCGACAACCTCAACTTGAGATTGCGAGAACGCTGGGAATTTACTCACACCGGACTCAGTAATAAACAGACCAGCTTGGGCTAAGGCTTTTCCGGTATCCGGCAAGTTAACAATGAACCCGCCTTCGACTAGCTCATTAAACATATCTTCCTCTTGCGTGCCCTTTCGGAACTGATCTTTGGCGTATACTACTCTAGTAACCTTTATGTCGGGTATCGGATTAAAGGCTTTGACTTTAGATCTAGGAGCTACTTCTTGTTTGAAGCCCCCCACACCAAAAAGCGAGCTGCGGAGTTGGGCGGTTATTTCCTGTTTTTGTTCTTCCTTTAGTTCTTTATAGAAATCAAAGTCAGACTGTAGGATAGAGCCCGTAGTGTTAACATAGTCAGTAGCCTTCTTTCTCAGCTCCTTCAGCTGCCCTTCGATGCGTAGCACAACAACGGACCTCTTTGCCGCAGGTAGCTTCCTCTTGGCTTCTTCAAGTCGATCCTTTAGTTCTTTGCTCTTAGTGACGTAGTCATTAACCTTGTTAAGGAATCTAATCGCACGGTCCTGTATTGGCTCTGCCGTTCTGCGTCTGATGGCCGCCGCTTCTTTTCTGGCTTGTTGTGCGATCTCAAAGACCTTTGCGCTTTTGGCATCAATGGCTTTACGTAACTCGGGCTCCTCAAAAACCACATTGGTAAGTGGGGTCCTTACTTCGCTACCAAACTCTTGAGATATAATCTCTCTAGTCTCTGGATCGTAACTCCCAATTCTTACTGATGTTGTACTGTCTCTGTCCTCGTTGACGTATCTTGTAACCACGCTGATCGTATCCGGCGCAGTGGTTAGTAGGTAGTGTAGAGTATCGACATCACTTGCTTTCGTTACAACCTCTTCAGGTTCTGCTTCCTCTTGTAACGCTTTCAGATCCGACAACGCTATACCGAAGATCTCTTCATACTCACGCTCGACGACGTACTCCTGTATGGTGTGTATCCGAGCAATCAGCTTTACGTAGTCAGTAAGGATTAGCTCACGCTGTTTGGCTGTCGCCAACTTCGTGGAGCTTGAAGCAAAACTAATGACGTTCTGTGCCATTGACTCGACGGCGTCCAGTTCTTCAATCGAGATGTCGGAATAAGTGTCTTTCCCGACAAACCTATTGCTGAGCGGTACTGCACGTATAACATTCTCAATGCGGGCTACGTCGATAGGCACATCCGCATCCAAGTAGCTCTGCCTGATCCCATCGAGGAGCTCAGCGAAATCGCGGTCTAGTTGTTTTTGTGCTTCATTCCAACTCCTGTAAACGCGTGGGCCTTGTGCTTCAGTGGTCGCTGTTGTCTCTTGCTTCGTCGGAGACCAGAGCAGGATTGTGTCATCACTAAACTCTTTCTTCTCTTTCCTAAGCGCGGCGATCTCTTTGTTGATTTTTTTATTGATGCTAGTGCTTTGTTCCTTGATGAGCTTCTGCTCTTCCGTCAACTGCTCATCACTAAGGTCCTTGAGGGGTTCGAGAGCAGCGGTGACCGCTTTAAGTCTTTTCCGCTTGGTAGAAATCTGAGCGTCAATTCCCTCAAGCACCGCCCTAATCCTGCTCTTTTCATCAGGAAAGAGTTCCAGCTCACCTTCCGTAGCGGGAGCGAATGATCGACCGAGAATATCCTCTGTCTCTTCTTGCAACTTTTCATCAGTCAGGGCGACGAATCCGAACTCTTCTTTCGACTTGATGGTCTCCTTGCGGTTAGCAAACCCAAACTCAAATTGGCCTTCTGGGGTTTCCGACACTGGCGGTTTAGGCGTAATGTCAATACCATACCACTCCGCAATGGCCTTAATTCGCGCAGAACCAGTAACGACAAGAGGCATTGTCACCGTTGGTTCTTTAAGCGACTGTCCGCCATTAACAATAATGCTACGCACGTTCCCTTCGTCATCACGAAAGACTGCAAAGGACTCGGGAGTTGTTTTCTCTTTTGCTGGGAAAGCAAATTTGACCTTCTTCTTACTACCACCAACCAATACGTAAGGATTACCATCGGGGGTGGTAAGGAAAGGTGCGACAAACTTTGAGGCTTTCTGGAAGCGCGGTCCTAGGTTGATGAACTCAACAGGCTCTCCTCCTTCTAAGTAGGGCTTACTGAGTCGGAGATTGATAGTGCTGCCATCGGAACTCCGCTCCAGCACGCCAGTAAGACCGATGTATTCGATCTCCTCACCGACGAGGTCATCGAGCCGAGGGTCGAACGGTTCGATTGCGGGAGACCATGTACCTGTTTTTTCGTCGAAGACAGGTTGCCCTCTAAGGGGTCTTTCGTTGGGGTCGGCAACGACTGTGCGCTTTTGGGTTTCTTCGCTATCGCTCTGGGCTGCAACGTCCCTCTCAATAGATAGTCGTGCTTGCTCCCGCGCCTCGTCGATGCGGCGTTGCAATACATCAGCGGTGGCATCGCTGTTCGTTTTACGAAGACGCTTTGAGATGTCCTCAAGCGCGGATGCCCTGCCTTCAAATACCAGACTCTGTTCCGATTTTCGGATGGGACCGAACTGGGTGCTGCCAGCAATGCCCGCACCCAAAGCGCCGCCAAGGAGTCCGGCGTCGAACACTTGTGCAACTTTCTCAGCGAGCGAAGCATCCCGATCGAGGGCTGAGTTCTCAATAGCCATGCCGACCGCTTGGTCTAGGGACTCTTCAAACGACTCGCTAAGTCCACCCTTCAGTGTGGTCTTCAACCAGTTCTTGTAGGTGCTGGTGATTGCCTCACGAGCGGCGGTGTTGAAAGCTGCGTCACTAAGTATCCTGCCTTCGTTAAACGCATTCTGATATGCTTGTTTAGACTGGCGGTAATTCATCTTACTGACAGGGACGGCACGCTCGGCAGCTTCAAGAGCGGAACGCGCTGTCAGTGTATCCCCACCACGAATCTTACGAACCACGTTTGTGCCGATGTCTTCAACAGCACCGAGACCCAATCCAGACAGACCTACGGTGATGACGGACGTGGAGATACCCATTGCAAGAGCAGCAGGAAGAGCGTTCTTATACTTCTCCTCGTGGCTCATGTCTTCCGGCAACTGATTGTAGAGAGAACCAAACGCCGAGCCAGCCGAACGCGAGAACGTAACGGCGGCGAGTGGTGCCAACTCCCCGAACTTGTCGCCGAAGCTCCTACCAACATCCGTGAGAGCCTTGCCGAGAAACTGTGAGCCCTCAGCAGACGCCGCCTTGCGGAACGAAGCGGTTGCCACGTCATCAATCTCAGAGAGTGCCATCTTGGCACCACCACGAATCATAGCACGCGCCGACATCGCACCTGTTTTCGCAAGTGCTTTGGCTCCGGCAAACGCGCCGCCTGTTCCGATAGTCAGACCGATGTCAGTGGCTACCTGTGGGAGTGTGTTCAAAAGCTGGAAGCCGAAGCCGTATTCGTCCCCGAAGAGGCGAGAGTATTCTTGGCGTCTAGTCTGGTCATCCATCATGCTGCCCATCTCCTTAGCAGCCCACTCACTGCCAGCGATAGCGGCGATGCCTAGAGGGACATCAGCTAAAGTCTTCCATGCACTTTTTCCAAACTGCTCTAAGCGGGTACTAAACCCATCATAATTTTTACCGCTGCCGACGTATTGTTCAAGGAATGCGGAAGGGGATAGTCCGTCGGCTTTTGCTTTCGCATACTCACCAACCGCTTCAGAGTCCTCTTCAAGAATTATTTGAAGGAGGTCCGGCGCTGCGGATTTCAGTAGCAGCTTGCGTTGCACAGATGCTTGTTTCTGCTGATCCTTGTTTAGCGGAGCGGTGGAAACGGCCTGCTCGAACAGCTTCACATTAGCTAAAAGGCTTGAGTCGATGATAACATTACCCATCGAGTCGGTAGTGATTCCGGTCTCCGGACGGTCGGCTCTGTATGGTGCACCAGCTACTTTGGTGGTAAGCGCATCACTAAACTTTTCGATTTCCGCAGCACTAAAGCGTAGGTTGAGTGCTGCGTTACCGGAGAGTGCATCGGACAGCGTTGTGTCGGACGCATACTTCGGCTGCTTCTGTTCGCCGTCAAACAAGTCAACAAGAAGTTCACTGCCCTTAACGAAGGGGTAACTGATAACTGTCTTCGCGCCCTCTAGGATAGACTCTCCAGTGGTGCGGAGTGCGGCTGTGTCCGCCTCTTTTTTGTTGGAGGCATTCTTTTCGATTAACTTATTTAAGTCCGCATCGTTCTTTGCGAGGTCACTGACCGTACGCATGAAAGTCTCATAGCGAGAATCTTCGGCACCGTTGGTCAACCCACCGTTCAATGGCTTAACGAAATCGTTAATCCGGTAAAGGTCAGAGGACGACAAAGCACCAGTTGCAAGAAGCGAGCTGACCTCACTTGCAATGGAGTCAGGGCGTGCGCTCGCGCCAGCGTAGAGGCTGCGCGAGCCGTCCTCCTCGTCAAGTGCTGCAATGCTATACTCCCCGCGATCGACGGCGGACATACGGGCACGTTTTACCAGAGACTTGTCCGCGAGGATCTCATCAACGTAAGGCTTGAAGCCCTCCGCTTCGGACGGAGCCTTCTCACGTAGGGTAAGGTAGTTCGCTAGGTTACTAGCTTTGACTCTGTCTGCTGCAAAGGTTGATGCCCCATCGCTGTATGTGCGGAGGTGGTCTAACACAAACCGTGCGTCAGTATCTGTGTTGCTCGACGCGCCGACGACACTGGAGAATAAACTGTTCTTGTCCTCCTCTGACATGTCGTCGGTAAAGACGTCATTCGTGAGACGATCAGCGACTCCGGCAGTGATCTCCTGTTCGGTCTCTTGGTTTAGCTGTCCTGCGCTGTAGTAGCTGGACCTAACATAATCCGTGTATTTCTTGAGGTTGATTGCTGGTTCGGCAGTATCCTTTTGGTTTGCGTTCCAGTCGTCGTATGATTTAATTTCCAGCATGGTGGTAATTTAGTTTGGTATTATGTTATCTAAGGCGGTGTTGCCATTGGTGCAACTGTTTTACTTGAAAATAGAGATCGGGGGCTGGAAGTCGTAGCGGCTTTGCCACCACTAAGTATGCTCGCGTCATAGCGCGTCCTGATGTTTTTAGCGAGTCCGTAAAGCTCTTGAGCACTCATTTCGGCTGCCTGTTGTTGTTCTTCCGACGTGCCGAGGGCAACAACGCGTTCCACTTTGGCTTTTTCTCCGACGTCCGCAAAATCACCAGTCGGACTGCCGTATACTTCCCCGAACTTAACGCTGTCGAGTCCTTTAAGGATGGTGTTCTGATGCTCCATTCTAGAGTTATCCTTGCTGGAAGATAAACCTTTGAATGCGCTGCCCACCATAGACTTAGCTGATTCGTCTGAGCCAATAAGCTCACCGTTGGCAACCGCAACTCTAGCAAGATAGTTAGGTCGCTGTTCTTCTGGTACCTGTGTTAGGCCGAAGTCCAGCTGTTGTTGCAGTGCGCTAAGGGCTGTCATGTTATCGCGTGCGCTTAATGACTTCTTCCTATTCTCTTCCAGCCTCAGTTTGGCGTCCTCGAAAGCGATCCCTCTTAGTTTGAGATCCATAGCCTTATCAGCTTGCCCTTCGAGTCTGCTGCGCTGCCCTCGTAAGAATGATATTTGAGCGTCACCGCTCAGACCGCTGTTGGCAGCTACGTTAAAATACTGATTCATCAGAGGTTGAATATCACCCTCGTAGGAAAAATCTTGCGCTTTGGTTTTTTCGTCTTCAGCCATAGAGTTTTTTGTTTCTTAGAACTTTGCGCCCGCTTTACGGAACTCGTTTCTAATCATGTTCTTGACTTCGCTCTGCGTAGGGGTGTCCTCCGGTAAACCTGCTGCTGCTCTTTCTTTGGGGTTTCGAGGTAGTTTTGCGAACACCTCGTCGGGGTACATCTCTCTACGCCTGTCATCTATCGCCTTGTAGATATTCTCCATATTCGCAAGAGCGGCTTCGGATTCCCTCGCACCCCGTTGAGACTTCAGCAGTTGTCTTACTGATTCAGCGGTGCCAAGCACGTTCTTAGTGGGGCTCAATACATCACCGACCCCTCCTGCGAACTCGCCCAATGACTTAGGTTGGAACACCCGCTGCCCAAGGGTCGCAGCGTCCTCGGCGTATTGATTCTTCACTTCCTCGTCACCCGTAAAATACCTACCTGCGTCGTATATCTCCAGCGCCGGACCAGCAGCCCTACCGACAAACCTAAGACCCTTACCAGCAACCCTGCCGCCCGCAGCGAGGGCCCTACCTGTGGATGTGTTGGCAACAGCCTTGCCCCCCGCAGCGATGGCCTTACCTGCGGATGTGTTGGCGGCCCCTTCAATGAGTCGGGAGAAAAGGCCCTTGCCCTTTCCAGCGGCTTTGGCGGTCTCATCGGCAGCTCCGGCGGCTTCATCGGTAGCGCCAGCAGCTTCATCGGCAGCTCCGGCAGCTTCATCGGCAGCTCCGGCAGCTTCATCTACCGCGTCGAAAGGTTTACCAACACTGTCCGCTGCGTCTTTGTATGCGCTTTTGAGTGCCGCGTCCTCAGCGGCATTACCTGCGGCAACCGCTGCTTCTTTAGTTTGTCCTGCCTGTAGGGCGGCGTTATATGCGTCAAGCCCAGCTTTCTCGGCAGCTATAGCAGCAGCATCAAGGGTTGCATTCAGGGTCTTTGCAGTGTCTGCGTATTTGATAGCATCGTCTACCATATTAAAAGGTTTGGTAGCGTCGCCCGCAGGACTTGTGAAATTATACCCCCTCTGTTTGAGTCCCTCAGATGCGGTTCTAGCTGCGGTTTCAGCTGCATCGTCTATCATACTAAAAGGCTTGGCAGCATCACCTGCTGCACCAGCAATTTTGGCGGCGGCTTCGGCGGCAGCTTTGGCGGCTTGGGATTCCCTTATTCCTTTAAGGGCTAGTGATCCCCCTTTTATTAGAGCCCGCTCAGGACTTCCTCCCGCTAGGACGTTCTCGAAGAACTGCATAGTAGGGCTTTTTTCTACTGGCACTACGGGAGGCACAGTAGGTGTAGGCGATATCGTCGATGGCGTTGTCGTAGTCGTATCCGGTGTCGGCGTAGTCGGCGTAGTCGGCGTAGTCGGCGTAGTAGGGTCGCCGTATTTGCCTTTCAGGAAATCGTAAGCCTTTGACACTGCGGCGTCAGCTTCTTCATAACTCAGACCCGCACCGATGCCTGCCTTCATGGCTTTATCACGTCCCGCTTGGTCGAGCAGTGCGCTCTTACCACCGTAACCAACAGACGTATTTATATTCTGCTCAAACTCTCGAGGCGTATTCGCTATCGGTGCCCGTCCCATTAGTTTCCTCGCGGCGTTTATCCCCTCGCCTGTAGCCTTATCGCCGAAAGTCTTGTAGCCTTCCCGTTGCGATTTATCGAGCGCCCTGCCTTGGGAGAAGAATTTTTCATTCCTAGACATGCCAATAGTGGACTCGGGAGCGCCGGTAGGGCTCATCCCGTCCATTGGAATACCGCCTGCTTTACTCAGCTCCTCAGCCTTGAGAGCAGCCGCATTGGCTTCATCCATTCTTTTCTGTTTGTCCCTCGGAGTGTTGTTTGGAGCGGCCATAATGATTTACCAGTTGTAGTTACATGCCCACCACTTGGGCGTTAGTTTATTTTTTTCGGACGAACAATTCATCCGAGACTTGAAATTAGCGCGACGTTTTTCGCTCTTGTGTTGCAAGAAATCTTTGTAACCACGCTGACCAAACTTCAATTTACGCACGTCGCTGCCGCTCTTTGCAAGCACGACATATTTCTTGGGGTCACCAGCAGGAGCCTTCTTCGGTTTATTGAAACCGGAAAACAATTCGCCACGGTATTGGATCTTACCGTTGGGTGTTCTCTTAAATTGGGCGGGCACGCCGCAGATACTGAATCTTTTTTGTCAAGAAATCAAGACATTATTTTTGGGTCAGGTGACCTGTATCCTGTATCATTTAACTGGACTCCTGCTCGACTGACCCGTAGACTAAGCTCGATGCTTAAAAGTGTTTCTATTGCCGGACACAGGATACCGATACGGGTGAAAGACCTCGACGACTGCTACGGGCAATACCTGCCAGACGCGAAGGTTATCGAGCTAGACAGGAAAACGGTTAAGGATGCAAAGCTCTTACGCGAAACGCTGAGGCACGAGATGGTCGAGGCTGCGCTGTTTCTTTCGGGCGTCTCCTACAGCGACGTCTATACCCAAGAGCCAATCGTGCGAGCACTTGACGAACTGTTCTGGCCCGCATGGGAGAAAGTGAACCGTAAGATTTAACACTATATAATCTTTCTCTTCTTTAGTAATTCATAATATCTCAGTAATTCATAAACCTTAATTTACTGAATTATTATGAATTACCCACTTTCCAGAAACTCTTTGAACTTTCTCCACGTGTCGTTCCTGCAATACACTTGCATTAACCTCAATCCAAATACGCGTGTCTCGACCTGCTAACTACGTCTAGGTCTCTTAGCGTTCGCGGCATTGACCGCCCGAATATACCCATCTCCGTTTTGTTCGGCGCGTCTACTGCGACGAGCCCGTGCCGCTGCCGTGCCAGATCCAGTGCAATGAACGCGGCGTCGGCGATGTCTGGTGACTGCCCCATCCGCTGCTTGAGTTCGGCTTTGGTTTCGACTTTGACGCGCAGGTTACCGGATTTGACCATCTCGTAGCGCCTGATGCACATCTCCTTTGCCAGCACATCGCAGATCCCTGTTATCTGCTTGGTGCGTAGGAACTCCTTGCCGACGAACCACAGCTCCGACACGCGGTTGGTGTAGAGCTCCTCTCCGGTGAGCTTGCTGTTCATACTAACCCGCCTGTCCGAAGCCTTACCCCCGAACTGTACGCGCAAGAATTGATCTGACCACTCGCCCGCTAGAACGTCGCAGAATGGTGAGCCCGCTCCGGTGGAGTCGATAGCAACGTTCTCCGGTTTGATCCCTAACCGGATACAGGTGTCCCGAATCTGGTGCACAATCTGATACGTCCTCGGCACCGCCTTGTTGGTTGCGTCATCGTTGAGGCTTATGAACTCCTCGAACTGCATGCCGTATTGACCGTCCGCGAACTGGCCTACCCTAGCGGTGTACATAATTGTCCTGTCCCCGCCGTTGGTGAACGCCGGATCGACCCCCGCTATCAGCGCAGAAGGACCAACAAATTCGGTTCTCTTCATGCCGTTCGCCTTGAGTATCTCGGACTCGCCATATATGCCCTCAGCTTCGTCGCTGTCAAAGAACACGGCACGAACCATTCGCATGTAAGCGCGGCTACTCTCACCCAACAGGGCTTTGTCTTCCGCGATCTTCTCGGCGGTTGGTAGGAAGGGATAGACTGTGTAGCCTGCTGCCACGTTAGGGCTGCGCTCACCGTCCAGTCGGATGTATTTACCGCCCCACTTTGTGGTCCACTCGTCATCTACGTCGGGTGTAATGGACTCCCAGCCACCCTTCGGTGTAGACCAGATACCAAAAGAGTCGAACCTGCTCGCCGGATTGGACAGCCCCACAAAATCAAACCTTGGGTTTTTACTCAAGTTGGCGAGCGCGGCTTGTTGGATAGCCTCACTAAGCTCGCCGAGCTCGTCACCGATCAGCAACACATGCTTTTGTTTAAGACCAATAAACTTACCAATAGCCTCACGCGTACGACTTTTCTCCGCCGCGATCAGCGAAAGACCAGCTCTGTCAAACGTCTTACCGTGCTCGTCGATGTAGTTCGCCGATCCGGTCGAGTCCCGAATGTTGATTGGAGCTCCGTCAATGACGGACAGTAAAGAAATCACCGAGCCCCATATCCGTTTCCGCGCCTCGCGCAAGGTGGTGCTGGTCATCAGGACAAGCGTGTCTCTTGGTCTTGCCAGCCAAGTGATGATACCGTAGCCAGCAAGGGTGTGGCTCTTGCCGCTGGACGCCGCGCCCCCAATCGCCAAATATTTGTTGCCTACACACTCGCGAATAATCTGCTCTGCCCACGGGTGCTTGAGGAACATGTGCTCAGGTAAATCATCCCTGTTCCAGAGCAAGTCTGCCACGCGCCAAAAATAAAACTCCTTCGCTTTGTTGCTTGGGTGATTGGCGAACCCCCACAACAGAGCGGTAAGGGTGTTGGTTACAGGAATCAGGAAACCCCCAACGTCCATCTTGTTTGTGGCGGGATCTATCCGAGGTTCCAACACGGAGGTTGAAGTCTTGTCGGGATCGTATTTTCTTGGTCGGCCCATAAGTGAAGTGGAGTGGAGGCTACCCCATTAAAAAAGTTTGACAAGTAATAGTTTATGTTCTTACCTCGCTTACGCATGCCTGCAAAGAAAGAAGAGATAACGCCAACGGCGAAGCTACGCAAAGGACAAGCCGAACGTCGGCAAGCCAAAGCAGCAAAAGTACAACGCGCCATTGAGATGTATCAGCAAGGCGTGATGAAGACCCGTATTGCCGAACAGATCGGCGTCAGCTTCGATACGATTGGCCGATGGCTTAAAGACGTAATCGTAGACAAACCAGACAGCGACGCTGAACCCTTTACCAAGAACCTCGATGACACCGCCACTGCTGTAATCGCCGACGCCAAACTGGCGGCGCGAGACATGGAACAGCAGGCCCTACTGGAAGTGGCCGAGAATCAATCTAGTCCGGCGGATAAGTATCAGGCTTACGTCGCGGCGAGCGCGATCAAGATGCTGCGCGACAACCTGATGAACGTACGTGGTCCAAGAACCATTCGCGAACTATCCGAGCTAGACCAGCTAATCCGCCGCAACCTCGGCCTTAACCCCAAGGGCGGTAGCGGGGGAGCGGGCTCGCTTACCATCGACGTCTCGATCCTCAACAACAGTAGGGCAACCAACGGCGGCAGTGCTTCCGTGATTATAGATGCAGAGGAGTCCGACGAGTCAGATGAATGAGGACACCGTTATCATAGGCGTAGACAACGGGATCAGTGGCGGTCTTTGCGCTGTGGCGGCGTTTGACGGTGGTGTGCTCGCATACAGAGCCATGCCCACCAAAACGGTAGTGGGCAAATCCGAAGTGGATGTTAGAGTCCTACTTGATTGGCTTGAGCCCTACAGGAATAATATGGTCGTCTGCATTGAGGAGCCGCTCAAGCACGCCAAGTCCTCGCAAGCGATGCGGTCCATGAGCATCTCGTTCGGTCTTACCCTAGGCGCGTGCGAAGCTAAACAGTTTGAAGTAATCAGGACTCAAGTGAAAGAGTGGCAGGATGTGATGCTCGGCAAGAGACTTGCGAAGGGCATGACTAAGGTCGCCGCCCTAGCCTCCGCCAACAAACTGTGGCCTACAGAACAATGGCTGGCCACCACTAGAAGCAAAACGCCGCACGACGGAATGGTTGACGCCGCTCTGATCGCACGCTACAATCGAGATCGCCAACTAACATGAATCGAAGCTACATCATAAACGCTCTTGAGGCTATTATCGAAGACGTCACAGGGTTTACCGTGAAACTTCCTTTTAGTAACGAGCTTGAAGCGTTCTTCGAGCCTGACGAGTTTGCCGCTTTTAGAGACATGGTAGCTGATGAGTTCGACCTACCGAACTACTCCATCATCGACACTGCTGAAACGTTTCGAGAATTGATCGTTCTTTTAGAGGACGAACTTTTCTAAAGAAATAATTGACAGGTCGATGCGGTCAGAGTAGATAGGGGCTTCCAACCCCTAAAAACATGAGTGAACCAAAATCGAAGTCTACGGTCAACGCAGCCGGAAACTACACGAAACCTACGATGCGTAAGACCTTGTTCAACAAGATTAAAGCTGGCAGTTCCGGCGGAGACGCAGGAGAGTGGTCAGCCCGCAAGGCGCAACTTCTCGCCAAACAATACAAAGCCAAGGGAGGTGGCTATACATCATGAAGAAGCCACAAGAATCTTTGAAGAAGTGGACGGAGCAGAAGTGGCGCACCTCCGATGGTTCTCCGAGCGAGGGCAAGAAACGCTACCTGCCTGACAAGGCGTGGGGTGCACTTTCCCAAAGTGAGAAGAATGCCACCAATCAAGCTAAGGCAAAAGGCAACGCCAAAGGTAAGCAGTTTGTCCCGCAGCCAAAAAGCGTCGCCAAAAAAACCTCCGGTTACCGATGAGAATAATACTACAAACTACCGACTCTAAACCTAAATATGCCCACTCCGCAGAGGTACGTGTCGAGTACGACGATCTCAGCATACACGAGGTGTGGGAGGACTTGATTGTTCCTGCGCTTCTAGCATACGGGTTCGCACGAGAATCAATCGACAAGATTAACGAATAACGAATAACGAATAACGAATAACGAATAAAGAGTAGATTATGAACACACACCCAACATGGAGCGACAGCCCGATCCACGAACAAATCCGAGACGCGGGGCTAGATCCCGTCAATCGAACTACGAACGACACACCGACACCTGAGACAGATAAGCACGAATTTCCGTGTATGACATGGCCATCCTGCGATCACCCAATGGTTGTGCGTTCCGACTTTGCCCGTAAACTCGAACGCGAGCGGGACGAGGCGCGGGAAGAACTCGCCACCGTCACCGCACAGCGCGACAGGCTGGCGGAGGCTTTGGAAAGACTAGAAAAAACAGCAGGTTTGCCAGCATTGCATGACGACCCAGCGAGAATTAAAGCACGAAAAGCACTCCAATCCCTAACCTCGAACGAACTATGACACCAGAACAGCAAAGAATTGCCATCGCGGAAGCGTGTGGGTGGTATTGGGATAAATCACATAGCCCACAAAAGGATAGAAGGCGGTTAATATCTCCCGCATTCGATGTTTGTATCGTTTGGAAAAATGGTGAACTCGGGGGAAAAGTTGTTCCCGACTACTTATCCGACCTCAACGCCATGCACGAAGCGGAGAATCTGCGAATCTATGTCGATGACGAAATCGACTCCGACTTGATCGACGTTTACCTCAGTGAGCTGGTGATGGCGGCGAATACAGGGCGAATGCAAAGCGCAACCGCCGCGCAACGAGCCGAGGCTTTCTTGAGAACCATCGGACAATTGGAGGATGACAAATGAGCATTGAAACCGAGACACCACGAACTAAAGCCAAATATCCGATTGTCGGGGATTACGTCCTCGCCACGAAATACAGCGATGGAGATCCGCAAGACCACTGGTGCGTAGGATTCTACGCAGGACTGACGAACCCAGAGAAATATGCCCCGCCTCGCTACGATGTGGTGGACGGCGAGGGAAAGAACTTCCGAGGAAACGGATTCCGTAGAATCGAGAAGATCACGCCCGAACGTGGTGCATGGATGCTGAAACACGCCAAGGACATCGAACTGTCTGGAAAGTCGGTATGGCACTTTGCGCGATGCTCAATGAGTCCTCTGCCGAACGCATAAGCTCATGGACGCCGACCAATTACCGACCGATTCCACGAAGGACGCTCCTCGGCGTTCCATGAAGCGTCTTGTTCGGCTTCCGAGCGTCGAGCGCGGGTGTAATGGCAAGACTAACTTCGGACGCTCCTACGCGAAACAAGCGGACAAACTCGCCGCAAAACACGGCAAAAAATGCGGAGTGTATCGCTGCCCGCACTGCGACGGAACCCACCTCACGACGAAACTCGACAACTCCGAAAACTACGCGCCACTAATCCATATCAGCAAGCCGAACGCTGGGGGTATGGCGCGGGAACTAGCCGCGCAGGACTCCGAATCTCCAACCCGCGACAACGGCTAGTTCCCGTTGCCATCACTCCCTTGTTATGCTCTTCCAAATTACCAAACGACCATGAAACCAACACCAATGACCGCCGAAAGGTATCTACGCATCATCAACACGCTAATCCCGAAAGGCTGGATGCCGATTGGACAATTCGGATCAATGACGTTCCGCCGAAACGGTAGGAACTACGATCTGTCTGCCGCCGATCTGGATCAACTTGAGCGCATCGAACGTGAAGGATTATTTCTGGCATAACGCCTCTGTGGAGGCACGCCAATAACAAATATATGAATACACCAACAAACTCCGAGGCGTTGCCTCCCACGAATTGTTCTCCGTCTTTTTTGTGCTACGTGATAGGTCATAACTGGATGCGTAAAGAGGTGGATGAAAAAACATCTCCCGGATACCGGATCACGACCAAGGAAATGATCTCTCACTGCCGCCGATGCGGGATGCCGAATCCGAGCTATTTTCATCGGGAGAACGCCTCTGTGGAGGCACGCCAATAACGACTATGAATACACCAACCAACTCCGAGGCGTTGCCTCTCATGAATTGTTCTGCCGTTGAGGTTAAGGACTGGACGGCAACCGATGCTCAAAACGCACTGATGATGATCGATAAGAATGGAAGGCGCTTCCAAGTGAACGCTATCGGATGGGATGGCACGGTGCATGTCTCAGCCTCTGACACTATCAAACCAGATCAACGCGACGGATGGCGGCTCTTCGTTATCCAGCATAACGTTCAAGCGCAGACACCGACGACGGGATCGAGCGCCGATACTCACATCAACCCAAGCAACAATGATAACACCAAATGATCCTAAAGGCGCAATCGGCGCTACCAAAACACCACTAGCGTTGATCCCGCCGTATGCAATGGAGCAGACCGCGTGGGTTCACAAGTTTGGCGCAGAACGCTATGGTGCGTTCAACTGGCGCGATACAGGCGTGTGTGCGACCACGTATGTCGCAGCGATCATGCGACACCTCAACGCTTGGCGTGACGGGGAAGACTTGGACCCTGAATCCGGTATCTCGCACATGGCTCATGTAGCCTGTAGCTGCAACATCCTACTGGATGCCCAGCACTGCAACACGTTACAGGATGACCGATACAGGAAGCCTGATACCGCTCGGTAACTTTATGTTTAAAAAACCAGTCTATAAACTAAACATTACCGATGAGGAATATTAACTTACCTAAGTCTAGAGTTTACGTTCGCTGCGATGCCTTTGGTGGTAGCGAGACGGAGTATGAACCTGCGTGGCTACTCAGTGTCCGCGCCATGCGAAACCGCCCATTCTGCTTTCAAGTTTGGGTGGATAAATACGCAGCATGCTTCGACAAGATTCCGCCTCAGTGCATATACCACTACGAGCCGGACGGTGATCAAATTGATCTGCCACTCCACAAGGTGCAGATGTGGGAGTGCTTGTCTGGCAGTATCGAAGTCTGGCAGAAAGCGCAACTCTGCGATGTTCCGATGATTGTGAACATGGGTAAGGGTTGCGCTCCAATGACTGGGCATTACTGGTTCACGATAGACTTCCTGCCTGAGAATCAAGTCGCCGGAATGCTAGACGTCGGTGACGTTGAACTTCTGGAGGAACACAAGGAGGGTAACGTGGTCAAGCTATCGAATGGTCAAATTGCTATCTACCCGAACAACAGACTCAAATGGATGCCAATTAGCCTCACCCCGAAAGATGCCGTCGAACGCATACCCGACTGGAATGTCGCCACGAACGAACAGTGGGACGACTGGTGGCAGGACTCGACAGAAATTTTAGGCGACGCTAAGTGGGCTTACTAATCTAAGACTACATAAAACACTACCCCAAACACAACCATATGAAACCATACTACTACGTTCAACGAACAGACGGACAAAAAGCAACAGTAAAACATAATACCTTATCGTCTGCCTATAAAGAGTCGCTGCGTCTATCAGAACAGCACAAAGGAAGCGCATTTGAAATCCTCATGTGCATCGGCATAACTCAAACCGTCAAGCCCACTACATTCTGGATGGATGAGTTTGCCGAATAAATGATTTCTTAGCCTGACTATGAAAACACTATTTGATAAGCAACGGGTATCCGTTGACTTCCTTATCGCCGCGCTCAAGCAGCACAGAGGTGCGCTCGACGGCTCCCATACCGGAGTCGGCAAGACAGTTATCGCATCCAGAGTCGCGCTAGAGTTAGGGATTCCCGTCGCCGTCGTCTGTCCTAAGATTGTCATCCCGTCATGGGAGCGCGAGCTTAAAGAGGTCGGCATCACGCCAATCTTCGTAACCAACTACGAGAAACTCAGGAGAGGTAATTCGTTCCTAGCCAAAGTAGGTAAGAAACTTTTTCGTTGGCAGCTACCCCAAGAGACCTTGCTGATATGGGACGAGTGCCACAAGTGCAAGGCCCCGTTCAGTCAGAACGCTCAGATGCTCGTCGCCGCCAAGCAAGCGGGACTTTACAATCTGCTGCTGTCCGCCACGGCGTGCCAAGACCCAACGGAAATGCGTGCGATCGGTTTTACTCTGGACCTGCACTCACTCAACAAGCCCGTCGGAAAGAAGAAGAGTTGGTTCTCGTGGATGATGCAATACGGTTGTAGGCAAGACCATTGGAAGAACTGGGTAGCTGGTCCGCTCGCGAAGCTGTCCGAACTCAACAAAGAACTTTACGGCGTGAATTGCGTTAAGCTCACACCGTCCGACCTACCGTCCGCGTTCACAGACAACCACGTCATCACGGAGCCGCTCGCGTTCTCCGGCTTGAGCGACATTGCTAAATTCTACAAGCAGCACGGAGTCACACCGGAGATCGTGGAGCAGTTCATGGAAGACGGCGGCGCGAGTCCCCACATCCTTGTCGAGATTCTACGCGCTCGCCAGCTCGCGGAAGCAGCAAAAGTGCCCGACATCATCAGCATGATTGAGGACGCAAACGGAGAAGGATACAGCGTAGCCGTGTTTGTGAACTTCGTGGATACAGTCAAAGCGTTAGCCGCGTCGTTTCCCGATGCGTCGTGCATTGTCGGCGGGCAGTCGGCTACGGTTCGCGAAGATAACGTGCAGCGGTTCCAGACCAATCAAACCCGCGTCATCATCTGCAACATTGCGGCTGGTGGTGTTGGCGTTTCCCTACACGACGAACACGGTGGACATCCACGCATGAGTCTGATTTCGCCCACGTTTAACGTGAAAGAATACGTCCAGACACTCGGTCGCATCCACCGCGCAAACGCAAAAAGCCCCGCAATTCAAAGGGTTCTGGTCGCCTCAAAAACTATTGAAGAAAAAGTGTTGACAGCACTTGAGGCGAAACGTAAAGCCATGGACACACTTCACACGAAACAAGAATCATGAACCAAGAAACCAACACACCAATCACGTTCGAAGAGGGGGACCTAATCGAAAACCTCGATTTGCATATCGACCACGCAGAGAAGTTCCTCCTGTGCGTGGAAGGCTGCGATAGCCAGCCCTACTTCGAGTGTGGTAACGGTAACGCTTGGGGTTTTCCCAAGAACGGAATTAACCTTGGCCCCGTGGTGGTAGCCTACGCCCACATGAGGAGTCTTGCAGCTGGGGCTATCGACGCTCACGGCTGCTCTTGCCTTGGGTGCGCTAAGGACCGCCAGACTTTCCTTGAACTAACCAAACAAAATACAAAAAAAAAATCATGAGCCAAGAAACCACTACCCCTGACCACTCCGAACGCGCCCACGCCGAGTTCTCACCATCATCTCTCAAGTATGTCGCTGCCTGTGCCGGATACCACGGCAAGGACGGAACGTCGGGCGCTGCTGAAAAAGGAACGCGCATCCACGAGGCTCTTGAAGTTCGCGACCCGTCCGCCCTGCACGACGAGGAAGAAGTCAAGCTCTACGAGGCTATTCTCGCAGATGAGGAGGAAATACTCAACGGAGTCTTTGGTGATCTCCCTAAGATCACCGAGCGCGAAATCCGGCTGCACCTCGAACTCGATGCGGCTACGCCGACCTTCGGCACATGCGACCTGCTGGTGCATAACGCAGAGGGCGTCGCCGTGATGATCGACTACAAGACGGGCATCAGCAAGATCGACGAGCCTGAGAAGAACTGGCAATCCAAAGCCTACGCGTTGGCGGTATTGCAGATGCTGCCCCACATCCATACGATTAAGTTCGCCTTCATCGTGCCCCTCAACGGCGGCATCCTCAGCGGGGTATTCAAGCGCGAGCAGATGGCCGATCTACGTAATCAGATTTCCGAAGTAATCAGGAAAGCGGAGATCACACGACCCAAATGGGAGACAGGCTCGATCGAGATCGACGACGTCACCCCTTCAGTGAACTGCCGATTCTGTAGGCACGAAGAGAGCTGCCCCGCCCTAGGCGCGGTCTGTATAGCTATCGCTGCGAAGGTTAGTCCTGACCTGCTGCCTACTGGCCCCATTAGGCCGTCCGATGTGGATGATCCGGAGGTCCTTGAGCGGCTATTCATTGTCGCCAAGATCGTTGAGAATTGGGCGCAGTCTATCAAGCACAAGACTACTGGTCTGGCGTTAGCCGGACACGAATTTGAGAACCATAAGCTGCGGTCGATGGGTTCCCTCAAGAAGACGATCGAGAAAAACTACCTCGCCCAACTCGCCGTCAAGCACGGCTTGGGTCTCGATGAGGTTATCGAAGCGGCTGATCTGACAATGGGTCAGCTCTCAAAAGCCCTGCACGAAAAAACTCCTAGAGGAAAAAAATCTTTTGTTGTTGACAGCTTTGAAACCGAAGCTATTGATCTCGGCATCGTCGAGGTCGGACCGACACGATACACACTTTCCTCACGATGAGGATAAAAGGGAGTTACGGATGTCCCCTTCAGTAAGCGAATGCAACAACCGATCAGAAACAGAAAACAGTAATATGAGCACAGAAGCACTAAGCACAAATACAGCAAACGGACTTGCCTTCTCAGCGCAAGACATTGACATCCCTCGCCTTAACGTCATTCAAAAGATGTCGGAAATCGAAGGGCCTATCGGTTCGGTTGTGATTGACAAGGACTCCGTCCTCCTCGAAGCCGAACAAAAAACTCCGGTCGTTGTGATCGGAGCAATCAAGCGGTGGAAAGAAGACGTTCCTTTTGGTGAGGACTACATGCCGAAGTTTGCTGCTAACGAAGCCGACGCAAAAAGCCTCGCCCTAGAGAGCAGCTACGACGTAACGGAGTTTGCTGAAATCATCCTGCTTATCCCACAAGTCGGTGATGATGACACAATGTTCCCTTACCCAATCGGTGACACCAATTATCAGATTGGTCGCATCACCGTCCAGAAGGATGCCTACCGCATGACATACAAGCGTCTGTTCACCTTCTCGACGTTCAACCCTGACGTTCCAGTCTCTTCCCGATTCTGGAACTTCGGAACTGAACTGATGTCCAAAGGAAAGTATAGCTGGTATGTGCCAATGCTTGCTGCCACTAAGGAGAGTGTTCCGGTTGAAGTCGCTGAATTTGCCGCTCGCCTAACAAAAGGAGGCGGCCAGTGAGCGCAGTCGTATTTGATAACCCACTCGCTATCCTCAAGCGGGAGGCAGACACCATCCGCGCCGTGCTCAGTAAGATCGACGGCGACATACGCCAAATCGACGACCAGATCACTGAGTTGATGGTACAGAAGGCATCTCTAAATCTTGTGGCAACTGCCATTGATAACGAGATGGATCGTATCCGCACAGCCCCACGACAACCCGAACAGCTTGAGTTGGATCTGGAGCTAGAGTAACAACACACCTACCGCGCACGATACGCTCGACCAGTGTATCGTGCGCGGCTTTTTATGCACATAAAACAAATGATAACTTACGCAGTGGACTTTGAGTCGTATTACGACAGTGAGTGTTCCATCACAACATTGGGACCGAGGGGTTACTTTTCACACCCTCAATTTGACGCCTACATGGTAACAGTAGTAGGCGATGACGGATTCCTCTACGCCGGATGCCCTAGGCAATTTGACTGGTCTTTGCTGGACGGTCAGATAGCGTTAAGCCATAACGCTTCATTCGACGAAAGCCTGTATCTCTACGGGGTTGAGGTTGGTTGGTTCAGCCCGTGCACGCCCGCTGAGTGGCATTGCACAGCTGATATGACGGCCTTCCTAGGTCTTCCACGATCCCTGAAGAACGCATCAGCAGCGGTATTCGGTTTAGAGATTAGCAAGACTACACGCGACAACATGAAGGGTAGGCAGTGGAACTTGATGACCGACGACTTCAAGAAAGAGGTCACCGAGTATGCCATCAAGGACTCCGAGCTCTGCTTACGCTTGTGGCAGGAGCTGTCCGACGGGTGGCCCCAAACAGAACGAGACATCAGTGAGCTTAACCGAAAGGTGGGGCAGCGGGGCATCCCCATTGATACGACGTTACTCAAGAAGAACCTCGAACAGATCCGAACCGAAATGTTTGACGCAGAGCAGTCCATCCCTTGGGTTGGAGACAGCACCCCGCTGTCACGCAAAGCGTTCAACAACCAGTGCCGAGCCCAAGGTATCGTACCTCCGGCTTCGCTCGCTGCCGGTAATGAAGAAGCAGACAAATGGTTTGCCACGTTCCAAGAAGCATGCCCTTGGGCACGCGCTGTGCAGAACTATCGGCGTATCAATGCTCTCCTCCGTAAGCTGGAAGCGTTCGATAGCGGAACGATGCCTGACGGCAGATACTACGGCGGCTTGATGTATTGCGGCGCTAACCCAACGGCGCGTTTCAGCGGGTCTGGCGGGAACCTTAACCTACAAAACCTTCCGAGGGAGGAGATGTTCGGCGTAAATTTCCGCCACATGATTAGACCGAGGGACGGATACAAGCTGATTGTTGCCGACTTATCGCAGATCGAAGTCCGTACCTTGTGCTGGCTTACCGAAGACAGGAAAGCCCTCGATCTTATTCGCGAGTCGGACGACATCTACCATGCGTTCGGCGTGCTATTAGGTCTGCACGATCCAGCCAACGGGTCACTGCGGGACTACGATAAGCAGCTACGGCACAAGGTGAAGTCAATCGTTTTGGGCTGCGGATACGGAATGGGAGCGACCAAGTTCTCCGCATTCAGTGGCCTGTCCACAGAGGAGGCTGAGAAAGCGGTTAAGCTATACCGCGAGCGTATGCCCACAGTGCCGAAGTTCTGGCGCTCACTCGACCAGAATATGGCAACTGCCTGTGCTGTCGGCGAGCCCTTCGAGCTGAAACTCCCGTCCGGTAGAGCACTCCGTTACGGGAAGATTAAGCGGATGAAGGAAGCGGGTTCGATCAATCGGTTCCGCCACATCGGAAAGATCGTCCGCAACGGGCAACTCCGCGACTTTCAGCTGTGGGGCGGTATCCTTACCGAAAACATGTCACAAGGATTAGCGCGAGACATCTTCTCAGACATGATGCTGCGGGTAGATGCAGCTGGTTTTCCGGTGATTCTACATGTGCACGACGAAATGGTCTGTGAGGTGCCGGAGGCTCAAGCCGAAGAAGCTCTTGCACAAATCATGGAGATCATGTCCACTCCTCCGTCATGGATACCAGATATTCCGGTCGCCGCCGAAGGGCACATCTGCGATCTCTACTCCAAATAATACAACACATTATATGAAATACAGATACCTTAAAAACCATCGCGCTTCCACCGTAACCTCAGTCGAGGACCCATCAGCCCTATCATTCCCCAAGCCGTCGTTCGCGACGAAAGCGGAGTATCGAGCGTGGTGTGCCGACGCCAGCACCGACCACTGTTTCTATTCAATGGCGGAAGGCGACAGCCCAAACGGACGAATTAGCGAGGACAACCCCATCAACAAGATACACGGTTTTGTGGCGGACTTTGACGCTCCAGTTGATTGGTCGAATATCGACAACATAATCAAAATCAGATGCGACGGTGGGCACATGCCAACGTGGCGGACGCGAACTCAGTCGGGATACATACGGCTGATCTGGGAGTTCGATAGTGTCTTGCCGATTGCCCCCGCCCTAGCTGATTCGTTTATGAAACGCCTGTCCGACGGACTCAAGGCTTCGATGCTGCTTGCGGGCTTTGATAAGACCAGCCTGAAATCATCTCAGTACTTTGAGTTAGGTGAGGACTGGACTAGGATCGGTGACCCCATACCCATATCTTTCGTCAGAACCGTGCTCCTGAAAGCGGCAAACGATACCCCTATCCGCACCGAGGATACGAGTATTCCGCTCGACGAGATTGCTGTTGAAGTAGCCCGTCGGTTCCCGAACCGCTGGAAGAGTGACTTCGTTGTTGGTGCTCGCGGTCCGCTGTTCTGGATCGACGACGGCATCGACCGTGACGGGTGTCAGGTTCGGGAGGACGGAGTGATCTGTTACTCTGACCGCGCTGGCACTGGCTTTAAACCGTGGGCTTCGATATTGGGCAAACAGTTCGTAGCGAAGCACGAAGAGAAAAAGCTATCCAGTCTTCTCGACCAGTATTGGTTCAACGGCAAGGCATACTACAAGCTCCTTAACGGTGGGCCTGTCATAATCCCCAAAGAGCAGCTTGTGCTGGAGCTCCGCAAGGCGGGTTTCTGCCCCAAGCTCAAGAAGAACCAGACTATCTCTGAGGTGGAGCAAGCAGTACTCACAATATCCAACGACTGTCGGGTCGAAGAGGTCGCTCCGGTTGTCTTCTCGAAGGAGCGTGTGGTGGGCTTCAACGGCAGGAAGATTCTGAACAACTGCCGCACCACTGCCGTAGCCTTTGCCGACAACGGCGATCCAGCTAACTGGCCGTGGATTGAGGCGTTCATTACTCCTTTCTTTGCGAAGAGTGCTGAAGGGCATGAGACATTACCCTACTTCCTCGCTTGGTTTCAGCGCCTATACAAAGCTGTGCTGGAGTATCGGTTGGACCAAGGACAGCTGATGATCCTACTAGGACCAGCCGGACACGGAAAGACGCTACTCACCAACAAGATCGTAGGCACATCAGTCGGTGGCTTTAGTGACGCTTCGGATTACCTGTCCGGTAAGACTAGCTTCAACCGCGACCTCTGCGGATCGGCGGCGTGGGTCGTGGATGACCAGACGGCGGCGGCTACCTATGCAGACCAGCGCAAGTTCGTTGAGCTTACCAAACGTTGCGTAGCTAACCCGAGATTGGAGTATCACGCTAAGTACGCCGACGCTATCCCACTTCCGTGGTCAGGTCGAGTTATGATGTCACTTAACCTCGATGCCAACTCGCTCGCAGCGTTACCGTCCTTGGACAGTAGTAACCGAGACAAGATCATTGCGCTCCGAATCAACAGTGGGCACAAGGTTAAGTTCGGCTCAAATGAGTTTGTCGAGAGCACCATTAACGCGGAGCTACCATTCTTCCTTAGATGGCTCTACGACTGGCAACCGCCGATCGAAGTAAAGGATGCCAGCCGTTTCGGTGTCAAAACCTACATCGACTCGTTCATTGAAGCAGCGGCATACGATAATAGTTCACGTTCAGCGATTGCTGAAATGGTCGAATTCTTCGCTAAGAAGGTTCGCGAAACAGTAGCTCTGACCAAGTGGCGCGGCACTCTTACTGAGTTCACCGTCGTGCTGCACGAGTGTAATGGCGGTAGGTCAGTGGGCAATAGTAACAACCTTGAGTTCGTGCGTCGAGGTATGACAGTACTCGAAGAAGTTAGCCAACATAACAAAGGCATTAGGCCAGTTCGCAGCAAGGGTCAAGGTGGCGGTAAGATCTGGGAGATTGATCTCTCAGAGGCTTTCGACATCGACCAAGGTGGCGATTTCTAAATTGAGTTACCGGACCCGCCCTTTTGTGATCTTCACGGAGGGCGGGTGTAACTCCGATATAGGCAAAACATACTCGTCGGAGAACGATAGCTTACCGTCGTTAGGGTCTACGTTCCCTTTCGATAGGAACAGAGCCTTCTCCATGAACTTTTTGGCGGGCATCCACCCCACAAGCGTGGCTAGGGTCATCTGCTGGTTGCACCTAACGAAATAGTAGACATTGCATTTGCTGCTGAGCTTTCCCTTACTGGCCTCGCTACCGTACACGCGAGCAACATAATGGGGTTCCGGCACGCTCGCCGCCTTTGTTGTCTTCACGTCAACCGTAATGCCGTTCTTCAGGACGATGTCGCAGGCGAAATTGGTGTCGCCGACACGACTACCGCCAATATCGCGGTGGACAAGTATCTCGCCCATCATCCCGATCTCGTTGCCGCGCCCGCGTGAGATAGACCCCCTTAGCACGCCCATTGCTTTTGCCTCGGCACGCGCTTGTCTCCGATCTTCGCCAGACGGCTTGGTAACTATCATTAGTAAAGTTGTGTGATTCGATTGAGATTACCTGTGCCATACGGATCGACATTCAATCTCGGTATGGCGGCACCACGCGATGAGGCGGCTTCCTCTTCCATGAGCTGCATGCACTTGCTCCAATGGTATTCGGCGCGTTCAATGTCGGCGTTGTCTTCCATCAGACGACCCAGCAATCCTTGTTTCAGGGCTCCGACGTTGTTCACATACACGATGTCGTTGTCGGTGCGGAGGGGTTGGAAAGCGCGTTTGCAAAGAACATGTACAACGGTCTGTCCGTCGGTAGCGTTATTCAGACGGAATCTCCGATAGCGAGTAACGCCAGAATCCGGTCCGACTGTGGCGATGGTGGTATCCGTACTGGCAGCAGTTATACGAATGTCGTATATGTCAGTTAGCCCATCGAACTGGATACTTATCACTGAGCTGATCGGCTGTGAGAACGTAAGAGGCACGTCGCTGTCTGAGACAGAGTCGGTCGTAGACGTATAGATTTTATCCCCGTCAGTCGCTATAACGGAAATAGTGCCACCGTTACTTGTACTAAAATTGGTACGTGTCGGTGACTGATCCGACGGCACGATGTGTAAAGTGTTTGTTGCGGTCTCGATAAGCCGCTTGATGGGGTGGTATCCCGCATCAATGAGACCAAAGGACAAGTCAGTCGTACCGGTGTTCATGCCAACGGACTTAAAGTCGTGCCACAAAGATCGGACAGGAACGGGCTGGTTGTCCACGATCGTATGAAGGATGGAGTCAGCTTCGTCCGGCAAGGTGATGCAGTGATCAACTACTGGTAGACTGTACTGGATGGTCAAGTCCCGATACGTACCCATGTTATAGATACGGGACAGGACCTGACTCAGGCTCGATTTGAAGTTGCCGCTGGGCTCGATGTAACTACCGAGTAGCGGGACAAGCTGGTTGACTGTGGTGGCGGGCATTACTTTTTAAGCTCTTACAAGCCAAAATGTACAGGAAAAAGACGAAGGGTCAAGGGTAAAAGTTTGGGGATGTGGCCCCACCTGACTTTTACGTAGGCGCGTGGCAACAGTCTGAACTAAAGGGGTAATCCAGTGTTTGCGTCCCATGCCGGAGACCCGTCCGACTTGGCGTATGGCCACCACGTCTGAGCTTGGAGGACGAAGTCGCTTATGGAATCGTGTGTAACTCCAGAGTAGAGTTTGCAAGAAACTGAATCACCGCCAGCAAGACCAAGGACAAAATTTGCGCCTGTGTCGTCCGTGTAGTAGCCGTCGATTTTTGTACGGACTCCGCTGCCCCCCATTGAGCCATTCATTTCAACCCCAAGGTAAAGTTCGGCGGCAGGGTCAAATGGGTTATCGCCGACGTATGCCACTTCGCCGGTAAAATCAACCCGCAATGCTGCGGATGAATTAGAAATATAAGGTGCGCCATCATGAATACCGATTGCTGTGTAAACATCAGGAGGAATATACGACCACGGATCTGAATTTGAGCAGCCTACGGCATGGCTGAATCCACACCTAAAATCTGTGGAGCTATAACTATAATCA